CGTGTGATGATGGAGTATGGATCTCAGTTTGTGCATTGGCAGCATGAGTGGATAAGTAAGTGGCCTAGGTGCAAGCGGGCCCTTATTGAGCGGTCGGTTCGAGACGACCCCCTCATGCCCAATGTCGTCTTGTGTATGGTGAAACGTGAGCACGCACACAAGCGGCCTCGGCCGCGTAATATTCAGTATTACTACAATCTGCACACGCAAGCCTACTTGGGACCTGAGTTCTACTCTCTTCAGAAAGCATGGGGGCAGGTGCTCTCTATGGAAGAAGAGTGCGTTGTGGATAGCATTTGGTTGACTGCTGCTAGTGGCATGACCTCGGTAGGCTTGGGTGAGTGGATGACGCGTGTCCATACCAGGTTTGCCAATCCCCGGTTTTACGAGAGTGATGGGAAAAACTGGGACAGTTGTATGTCGTCTGAGCACTTCGCATTGCGACGCCTAGCTTATTCACGAATGCCCCTTGAGTTCCGCAATTTTGTTGAACGTGGAATCAAGGTCCGGGGTGTGGCCCGGACTAAGACCTCTCGCATGGTGTATTCACTCAACGGTACTAACAAGTCCGGACATAACGACACCTACCTGTTCAACGTCATAGTCAATTTGATGATCGCTTTTCTTGCTTGTCGTGCGATTGGCCTGCGGGCAGCAATCATTGCGCTTGGTGATGACAAGGTGATAGCGGTCGATGGCGACTTTGACGGTGCACAGATTGCGGCGATTGAGCGGTCCTGTGGCATCGTCCCCGTGTGGAGACAATTCGCAAGTTGGCGCGACGTGTCCTTCATTTCGGGGTGTTGGTGGCGCAATCGGGGGGGGTTTGTATTTACTCCCAAACCCGGCCGGCTTCTCGCCCGGCTGTGGTCAACAACAACCCCCCCACGCCCTTCGGAGCTGGATAGCTACCTGGGGGGCGTGGCGGCAGGCTTAGCGCCTACCTGTCTTGGCCTCCCTGTGGTCAGGGCCCTGATTTGTGGGCACCTGTCTAAGAATGTTGGATGGAATGATAAGAAGTACGGCTACATGTGTAATGTTGGTGTCGTTTGGGACGAATT